TACGACGAAAGAACAGTTCAGTACTATTATGGAATCAGTAAAAGAGTTTGGTGAGCCAGGTTTTGTTTTCGTTGAGAGTACAGAACATACTACCAACCCATGTGTAGAAATTGGTATGTTCCCACAGATCAATGGTAAGTCTGGGTGGCAAGGTTGTAACCTTACTGAGATCAATGGTGGTATGTGTCATACACCAGAAGACTTCTACAAGGCGTGTCGTGCCGCTGCCATTCTAGGTACACTACAGGCAGGATACACAGATTTTAAATTCTTGAATTCTGTTTCCAAAAAGATCTTTGCAAGGGAAGCACTCATTGGTTGTTCTATCACAGGATGGATGAATAACCCAGAAGTCTTATTTGATAAAAAGATTCTTCAGAAGGGTGCAAAGATTGTAAAAGAAGTAAACAAAGAGGTTGCGGAGTTGATTGGTATCAATGCAGCCGCACGTACAACTTGTGTAAAACCAAGTGGTAATGCATCAGTTCTACTACAGACTGCTTCTGGTATTCACGCAGAACATTCGGAGATGTATATTCGCAATGTTCAGATGACTAAGGATTCCGAGGTCACGCAAGCAATTCAAAAAGCAAACCCATACATGGTCGAAGACAGTGTGTGGAGTGCGACAGGATCAGACGTGGTTGTGTCTTTCCCGATTGTACCAAAGAAAGGTTCTTATGTAAAAGAGGATCTTGTAGGTGTTGACCATCTTGAAAAGGTAAAACTGGTTCAAGAGTATTGGGTGAACGCTGGTACAAACGAGGAACTATGTGCAGACAAAGGAGTACGACATAACGTGTCGAATACTATTCTTGTTGACGACTGGCAAGAAGTAGAAGAGTATGTATTTAAGAACCGACATTCATTTGCTGGAATTTCGTTTCTCTCAATGATGGGTGATAAGGACTTTAATCAGGCACCTAACACCAGTGTAATTACGGCAAAAGAAATGGTAAAAAATTATGGAACTAGTGCTATATTCGCTAGTGGGCTTGTGGTTGACGCTCTTAGCGCTTTTGATAATCTTTGGACTGCTTGCAGCACTGCTCAGGGGTACGGTGATGATCTCACGTTGGATAACTCGACTAATAGTATTAAGCGTGATTGGATTCGCCGTTTTAATAATTTTGCAGATAATTATCTCAATGGTGATGTAAAGAAGGCAGAGTATTGTTTGAAGGATTCACATCTACTACATAAGTGGGAGAAGATAAATAAAAACTTTGTAAACATAGAATGGGAGTCAGATTTGACAGAAAAGAAATATACAGATGTGGATACTATGGGTGCAATTGCTTGTGCTGGTGGCGCATGTGAGATTGACTTTTGATAACTTGGGAAACATCCTGTCAACATTGTGAGGCAGAGTGTCACGTCATATCTGAAGAAGAACCAGAGTTTTGTCCGATCTGCGGATACGAGACTAACGCTCTGATAGTTGAAGACGAAGATGAGATATAAGAGACTAAACAACTTTCCAAAGTCGTTGACAGATCTACTAAAAAAGGAATGGAATCAACTCAAAACATCTGAGTATGATGACATTCCTTGTGTAGAACCATCACTAAAAATGATAGTATGTAGATCACTTAATGTAGAATTTGAATGGTATTTTGATTGTCGAATACAGGGTATTGTGTTCGCGATATCTGATCCCAGCGAACATGTCGCAAAAGTTCATACGGACAAATCTAGACATACCACACTAAACATTCCTATTGAGGTAGACACTGGTACAGGATGGAAACATCTAATGATGCGATCAGGTGACTTTATATGCGGTAAGACTGAAGACTTGCAGCCGTACGGCAAACCAACAGAAAAAGAACTTGACGGTAAAACAAGTACTCAATACAATTTCAATCCAGCGTTATTTGAATTTGTACCCATGACAACTCCTATTATAATCAATACAAAAGTACCCCATTCTTGGATAGGTAACAAAAATAGAGATAGAGTCATTGCATCTTTTATGTTTGAAGATGGATTAAAACCAGAAGAACTGATAAATAGTACACCTAGTGATTGGTTCTAAGCCACTATATACTATTATGTGGTATATGAATGATATTGAATTTACAGACGCACCAGATGATATTGAGGGTTTCGTTTACGTTATAACAGACAAACGGAACGGTAAGAAGTATGTCGGGAAGAAGAAGTTCTGGTCGGTTACGCGGAAACCGCCACTCAAAGGCAAAACACGCAAAAGAGTGGTACGCAAAGAATCTGACTGGATGAAGTATTATGGTTCAAGTGAGTTAGTAAAACAATTACTGGTAGAACATGGAGAAGATAATTTCCACAGGGAGATTATCCATTTGTGTAAGACTAAGGGTGAGATGAGTTACCTAGAGGCTAAAGAACAGTTTGATAGGAACGTACTACTAAATGATGAGTATTATAATGAATTCATCGGATGTAAGATTCACAGTAAACATGTGGCAGGACTAAATGATTTCAATAACTGATAACGCAAAAAAATATTTGAAGACAGTAGGAAAACCAAACGTATCTCTCGCAGTTAAGGGTGGTGGGTGCAGTGGATTTCAATACGAATGGGGGGTCACAGACAAAGACCCCACAATAGAAAACCTCTGGTTAGATCCAATGGCAGAAATGTTTGTGTTTGGTTGTACGGTTGATTATGTAGAAGAATTAGGTGGATCATATCTAAAAGTAATCAACCCAAACGCAACCGCTCAATGTGGTTGCGGAGAGAGTTTCGGAGTATAAAAATGCCCACAGAATATAACGCAGATCTAGTCAAGGTTGTCGATGGTGACACTGTTGACGTAGATATCGATCTAGGATTCGGTATCTGGTTAAAGAACGAACGAGTACGGATCATGGGAATAGACACCCCAGAATCACGTACCAGAGACCTAGTTGAGAAACAGTTTGGTCTGGCCGCAAAGTATAGACTACAAGAATTACTAGAAGAAGATTGCACACTTGTTACTACAGATGACCGTCACGGAGAAGACGAACGTGGTAAGTTTGGTCGAGTTCTAGGTGATTTCATGGTTGCAGACGGTAGACTGGTTACTCAGGTTCTAATCGAAGAAGGCCACGCAGTGGACTACTACGGTGGATCTAAAGAGGAACTAGAGGCACAACACATGGCGAACCGAGAAAGATTGATCTCTGAAGGTGTAGTAATCGTGACTGAACATGGAGAACATGTTCACGTCGGAAAGTAATACTTGACATCAAACGAATCATCTGGTATAATCTAAACCAGATAGGAGTTTATTATGATATTAATTGACTATAACGGTGTTGCAATCAGTAACATCATGGCCCAACGGTTGGGTACAAATGAAGATATGATTCGTCATATGATCTTGAATACGATCAGGATGTACAAACAAAAGTTCAAAGATTACGGTGAGGTTGTCGTTGTGACTGACGCTGGTGGTAACTGGCGACGTGAAGTATTTCCAGAATACAAGGCGAGTAGAGAAACTACACGTGATAAATCCAGTGTAGATTGGGATGAATTGTTTCGCGTCACCAATATGGTATTCGATGAGATTACTGAAAACTTCCCATACCGCACCATGAAAGTCTGGGGTACTGAGGCTGATGACTGTATTGCACAGATCGTTATTGGTACACAGGAATTCGGTGCATATGAGGATATAATGATTGTATCTGCCGACAAGGACTTTGCACAACTACAGAAGTATTCTAATGTAGAACAGTATTCCCCCATGACAAAGAAGTTCATCAAAGAGGAAGATCCAAGAGGATTCCTGTTGGAACATATATTGAAAGGTGATACCAGTGATGGTGTACCTAACGTTCTATCCGACGATAAGGTCTTTGTAGAAGGTCGTAGACAGGGTGTATTGAGTGCTAAGAAGAAGGTAACGCTTTCTGAGGATATAAATGCAATGGGAGAGGCGGTTGTACGTAACTTCCAACGTAATGAACGCATGATCGATCTTACAAAATGTCCAGAAAAATTGGTTATAGATATTAAAGAACAATTCAACAAACAAGACCCTTGGGCCAATAAGGGTAAGGTATTTCCTTACTTGGTACAGAAAAGGTGTCGAAGGTTAATAGAAGTCGTAGAAGAGTTCTTTTGACTATATACTAGATAGGAGAGATTATGGCAAAGTTACCACACTTAGTAATAGAAGATTTTACTAAGGCGAAGACAAAGGCGGAAAAGATTGCAGTATTGCGATCTAACGAGTCATGGGCATTAAAAGATATACTAAAGGGATCACTAGATCCTAAAGTGAAGTGGCATCTACCAGAAGGTGCGCCACCCTATCAACCGTCCAGTCATTCAGAACCTATGGCATCCATACTAAGGGAAAATACAAAGTTTAGATATTTTGTGAAAAATAACAATATCAATATTTCACAAATAAAAAGAGAACAAATTTTCATCGGAGTTCTTGAAGCAGTGCATCCAAAAGATGCAGAATTGGTGATCAGTATGATCAACAAGAAATCTCCAGTAAAGGGATTAACATATAAATTAGTTAAGGAGGCATTCCCCGATTTATAATGAGAATCAAATAGTAGCAACCTTAGAACCGCCTGTGATTTTTTCACACGGCGGTTTTTTCTTTAATGGAGACTTAATGGCAAGACCGACTACACAATTGCAACGCATGAAAACTAAATCTAATTTTTGGAGAGATCATGCAAGAAAATGCACTAAAAGTGGTAAGAACAAAAAGTGCATGGCCGCTAAGATAGAAGAGGAATACCTAGAGGATCATATAGAGGAGATAAAAGAAGAAATGTGGAACTGGTACAAGTATCGGTAACACTTGACACCCTCTGCGAATCAGTGTATAATAAGTTATCATTAGTTTGCAGAGGGAATCAATATGAATATTTTTATACTACACGAAGATCCTGTACAGGCTGCACAATACCAATGCGACAAACACGTCGTAAAGATGGTACTAGAGTCTGCACAGATGTTATGCACCGCACATCGGATACTAGACGGTGATAACGTTATAAACGAATCTTTATACAAGATCGCACACAAAGGTCATCCATGTACCAAATGGGTCATGGCATCAGTTGCCAAT